CGCTAGTTAATGGACCAAAGAAAGCATCTACATAATCTTTAGGAGCAGCAGATGAGTCAACCATACCTGCGCTAGATAGACCAGTAATGGTTGGGCTACCTGAAATTATAGGACTAGTTAAAGTTTTGTTACTTAATGTTTGAGCAGCATCTAAAATTGCAACTGTACCAGTTGTATTAGGTAAAGTAATTGTATTATCTTGAGTAGGGTCTGCTACTGTTAAAGTAGTTTCATGTGTATCTGCAGTAGTACCTTCAAATATAATAGAGGTAAACTCTGCCCCACCACCAGCAGTAATTGTTGGGTTAGTAATAATAGGAGATGTTAAAGTTTTTGCTGTAAGGGTTTGAGCCTTATCTGTACCTACTACATCACCTTCACCAGATGCAATACCATGCATAGCATGGGTAGCAGTTCCATCATTATAAGCAGCCGTTGCTTCAATATGTAGGTTGGCTTCACGATAGTCACGGCCAATAGCCATGTGTCTAACCACTGCACCAGCGGAGTGAACCTGTCCAGTACCAGCATTATCAATACCACGAATTATGGTTAACGTATCACCTGCAACAACACTAACATCTACAATTTCTTCAACGGCTGTATCTGGGTCAATTACTACTGTAAATCTTTCGGTTCCAGTTACTGTTGCACCACCTAGTAGTGATGATGCAGAACCAACTACCATGCTGGTAACACCAGCAGTAATGCTTGATGTTAATGTAGTCTGTTGTGAGCGGGATGAGTATTTGCGTGTGGTCATTTATGTTCCTATCGGCTGTAGTGAACTCGGGCTGGATATTGTTGTTGCTGTGCTCTTGTTTCCTCGGCTAAACGTTGTGTATATAGAGCAAAGAGTTGTCTTGTTGCATTTGCTGATGAACCATATGGACGCTTAGCATCTGTCTCATCCGCTTGTGGGCTAACCATTGCAGCACGGGCTGGGTCAAGGTAGGTAAGTAATCTATAAGCAGCACCAAGAATTACCACGTCTCTAACAGACTCAGGTAATCCAGTTGTTGTTGTAAATATATCATTGTTGCTAGAAAACGCTGTTGCTTCTGTAGCATATACAACTTTGACAGTTCTACCAGGTGTAATAACATCTCCGATAGTTACTGTTTGGGATGTTGAACCCCAAGTATTAATTTCTGGTAATGCATCAAAATCAAATCTTCTGACACGAATCCACTCTTTAGATGGACCAATGCTTTCCCAGTGCATTGAAAGAATATTTCTAATATTTAAATTCTCTAATTCATAGGTAGTAATCGCTGCGTTGTATGTAAAAGTAGTCTGTTTGACTGCAAAGATAGATGTCCCCAAAGAACGGATAGTATCATTTATAGCACGTTTTACTGAATAACGTGGGAACGTCGGACTGATAATGACCCTAGTTCCAGCAGCAGCGGTAGAGGGTGTGGTACCTAGGTAACCACGACCATATGGAGATACGGTTGCCGTATTAGCAATACGGTCAAAGGAGTCAATCCATAGTAGTTCTTCGCCAATTTCAATAGTACCTTTACCAAGGTCTGTACTTGCAAGTTGTAGAACTGTAGGGCTAGCAATGGTAGATGTTGTAGTGGCTAATGTTGCAGTAAGATGTGTGGACTTATCCTGCTGTAGGGTATAGCCAGCAAGGTTAATAAGAACTTCATCAACCATGTTATTTAGAGTAGTCACTATAATTTACCTTATCTGTACTTAGATGTTTTTTTGGCTATTGATTTAGGTTGTTTAACAAATTGTTTGCCCCGTTTATTACCTTTAGCCTTAGCCTTATTGGTTGCAGCCTTTTCAGCAGGACTTAATGCAGCCCAGGCTGCCTCTGGTAGATATCTTTTCTTGCCCTTAGATGGCTTGCCATCAGAAGTTTTCCACTTCTGTGCAGTCCAGTCTTTTAAAGACTTTTGAGATTTAGCAAGTGCCATTACTTGTATCCTCCGCCAGCCTTCTTATATTGCACAGCAAGTAGTTGTGCTTTACGTGCTGACCATTCTCCTGGGTCTCCGCCCTTAGAACCAGCCTTAATCTTTTTAAACAATGATGCTCTCATAGTAGGCTTGGTATAGTTACCTGCTTGATTAACTTTAGACTTAGCCTTCTTTTTTGCTACCATTTAACTTTATCCGCCCAATATGCTGCAGACATTTTACCTTTAGCAATGTTCTTACCATGTCTTGCTTTGAAAGACTTGCGTTTCATTTTCATACGCTCTGATTCACCAGCCTTTGGTTTACCTGCAGTGCTTGCACCTTGTTCGCCAAATCTAATAGTCTTTACTTGGCTTCCTACTTTAGCCACAACTACATGTGACTTTTTAGGATGAGTAGGAGTTCTTTTAGGTTTATTAAAACCAGCCACTCCTGCTCTAGCGAGCCTTGAGTCTTTCTTTCTTTCCATATTCCCCATACTTTCCTAGAACGGACCTAATGATTCCATTTTTGCCCATACGAACCACTAGGCCGTCTTTAATTTGAATTGGATTAAAACCATCGTGACGCTTCCAAGTACCAGATGATGCCATTATCTATATGATATCAAATCTGCTCTTTTGTTGCTGGTTTTTTTGGTTCTGCTTGGTGGTAAAGAACCAACTGGTCCAGGAGAAGCCTTTGGCTTATTAACAGCATTCATAAAGCGTGTCTCTCCATAAAGGCGACGAACTGCTTCTACTAACTTTGCTTGCTTAAATGCTGAAGCATCTGACCTACTTGCTCCCATAACAGGATTCTTAGCAGCAGCAGCAAGGGCTTTTTTCATTCCCATTTTCTTGACAGCGTCAATCTCTGCTTGGCTAATCTTTACTTTCTTACCTTTTTCGTCGGTTAAATTTCTTTTGACGGCCATGTTATTTCTTCTTTCCCATTTTCTTCATAGTCATTTTCTTAGCAGGTTTTCTCATAACCATTTTCTTACCTGACTTTTTGGCTTCTTTCTTTGCCATAGCCATTCCTTTTTTGCCGTAAGAAAATTCTTTTCCGTTTACCATTGGCATATCATGCTCCTATTTCTGTCATTACTTTAGCGGTTTTTTTATTTATTTGTTTTGCATTTGGGTCTTTTTCGGCATTGTATGCCCTTCCCAAATTCTCTGATGCTTTCTCTGCAGCAACTATTTTTTCCATAGTAGTTCCTGCTGGTTGGATACCCTGCTTACGAGCATTCCTATAGGCTTCTAGTTCGCCCTCCCACTTACGTCTTGGCATAGATGCTCTGCCATTGGCATCACCTGTGCTTAACTGTAATCCTTTAGCCTTGCATCCAAAGCAAGGGTCTATATGACAATTACTATGGTCTACTACTAAAACTTCTTCTTTACTTACAAATGGTTTAGGTGATGTAGCATCACACTCAGTACATCCATACAAGGATACGTACTGATTCATTTGACCATCTTTTAATTTATATGCCCAATTAAGAACTTTAGTTTTATGGTCGCACTCCATATTGCCCCCTACTGTGCTGTGAAGTTAGCCTCTGTAACTCCCACATTACCTGCTATTAATCTTGCCTTAGTATCTTCGTCAACTATATGACGGCTGCCGCCAAGGTAAGCCTCTTGATAACTTTGTAAGTCTTCATCTACCAAATAACGTACTTGCTTATAAACACCATTATCACGAATGATAGTTATCCCACGGTCTAATTTATAAAAGTAAAATAAGCGGTGTCCACCCGCTGGACCTTCTCTAACTATTGGTGTATCAAAAACGTATGTAGTCATTTAAGTCCTTTATTAAGAGAGGGGCAGGGCGTAAGCCCCACCCCTCATTGCTACTAAAGAGCAGCGATTGATGAACCTGATTCGATTCGATATAGTGCTTCTTCACGGTAGCGAGCAAATCCAAGTACGCCGTACCAACCCATTGGGCGGTGACGCATTAACTTGTCAACTACTGGTCCGATAACTACATGTGGCTCTTCAGCAACGGCTTGTGCCATGGCTTGTGAACCGCAGATAATTGTACGGAAGTTACGAGTAACAGGAGTTACGGTTACAACTGTTGTAGCAGTTACTGCAGCGGAGTTTTCTACGCTTACTGTAATTGTAGTAGTTGAACCTGATGTTGATAGTGCAGTAATTTTTGCACCTGAACCAACACCTGTTCCTGAAATCTTATCTCCAACCTCAGCACGTGAAGCGATAACTGAAGAAGAAGCAACACCAAAGGTAAACCCTGCTGATGTTCCTGCTACT